TTATACCCCGCTAATAATATCTACTGGTTCCCACTCCTCGGAGTCATCTTCTTCCATATACGAAGTGACAGCAAGTTGGTCAATGTAACTAAGGGAGTCAGGCAAGTCATCGTGAACCCCTTGTGCGGGGAACAGGATTAACTGGTCTACGAACTCATCCCAATCTTCTTCCGAATTTAACACAATTCTGCCATGCTCGAACCTACCTTGTAAAGCCCAGATGATTCTGTCTGCTTTTTTTCTATTCCCATGCGTCAAATCTACGATATGGGCAAAGGTGTTGTTCTTTCTCATAAGGTCGCTTAGATAGGGCAAAACAGCGTTCTTTAACGCCCCCCTCTCTATCCCTACACTAAGGGGTCGGTAGTCCCTAATGGCTATCAGAATCTTGGAGGCGGTCTCACGGATATCCCATCTCCCGTGTTCAATCTTCTCAACAAACCACTTCCCATCCTCTGTGACCTTAACGATTGAGATAGCAGACTCATCCAGACGCTTTTTAGAATTAGCTGCTTGTTTGGCAACTTCCTCGAACCCTGCAAGGTCAACAGCGATGTAATAGCTTCCATGTTCAGGCTTAACCCCGTATTTGATCCACTCTTCCTTAAAGATGTCCGAACCAGCGTTGGTAAACGAAGCTAAAAACTCCTGCTTAAAAGCAAATGAGGATAGTGTTTTTTTGGCTGACTCTATTTCCGAACGATCAATTAGTGGATTGTCGGCAGTAGTGAAATGCCAAGATTTCCAGTCTGGGTCACTGCCATCTTCACCAAGTTTGTACAAGTCATGGAACCAATTTCGCCCTTTTGGAGTTCCCAGAAATAGAGCACGACCTTTTTTATCACTCAAACTCGCACGAATAACTTGCTCCCATGCCTCAGGCTTAATGTCAGCAACTTCGTCTAGCACCGCATAAGTTAACGATACGCCTCGCAAGGTATCAGGACGATCTGCACCCCTAACATAGATTTTTGCCCCGTTAATCATGGTTATATCAAGGTTATTGACATGACTAGACTGGATAACGTCTCGACCTAGGTCAAGCAATAAATCCCAAACGATTTGCCGACTTTGACCCATTGTAGGAGAGACATACAGCACAGCAGACCCTTGAGGGCATCTTAGGGCTTCGATAATCAATGTGATAGCACATAACCTAGACTTGCCACATCGCCTCCCAGCAGCTACGATTTTGAATCGGCTTTTGTCACCAAATACTTCCTGTTGCCAAGGTAGAAGCGAGAAATTTAAATCAGCCATTATGTTCCTGTAAGTATTTGGCGGCCTTCAAAAGCACTTCAGCACTGTCTTTTAGCATGCCTATGCCAACATTGCATTTTGTACATAAAAGTTTACGTATTTTGCCAGTATCGTGATTGTGGTCAATAAACATCTTTTTACCAACGTCTTTTTCATGATCGTCACAAATAGCGCATCTATAGCCCTGCTCTTGTCTTAAAGCATTGTATTCAGCAAGCGTAATGCCATACTTCCTAAGAATAGCATTCCCATAATATCGTTCTTTGTTATTGTTGTACCAATCCTTAGCTTTTTGGTCAATCCTATCTTTGTTCTTTAGGTAATGACGTTTCTTTTGAGCCTCTCGCTTTTCAGGATTATCTTCTCTCCATTGCTTTAACATAGAGAGCTTTTTATCTCTAACTTCAGGAGTCGGAGACTTATCGTATACGGAAACGCAAGACTTGCATTTGTATTGATAACCACGCTTAGTAGTTACTGCCTTGTGAAAGCACGATAGCGGAAAGATGCCATTGCAGGCATTGCATTGTAGGTTTGTCATATGTCCTCTTTCAGAAGGATTGGGGTGTATTGCCACACGCACCCCACACGCGTTGAAAGCTCATTATGAGTCGGCTGACCTATATTCTACATCTTCTGCGGTCTCAAGGATAGTAGGTTCTTGTCCTAAACCAGTGATATTGATGGTGACTGCACTTCTCTGACTCTTATCCTTTTCAAACAAAGAAACAGGTAGAGTCCTATCAAGACACATCTTTAAAGCTACTAATTGATGGGGATGGTCATCATTAAGGGCTATCTCTATCACCTTCTGAGCCACATCCTTACCTCCACTCCTAATCATTAACTCCTTTAGCTCCTTGAGCCTCTGGTGGTCTGTCTTAGGCAAGATAGCAGGTGGGTTGTCAGCAAACCTCTGTATGGTCATCTTGACACTCCCCTTTGGTCTTCCTCTTCCTCTTTTCAATTGTTCCACTTTGTTCCTTTGGAGTTGAATTTAGCTTTTTCTGAATGGGGGATGTACCACAAATATCTACCAACACAACCTACCCCCTCCCCCCCCATACATTCTCTACACCTAGGGTTTCTACTACTGTCTATCCTTACAGTACTGTCTATCTATACAGCATAGGGTTTACCCTTAGTGATCCTAGATGCGAATGATTCTTATTTGCGTTTACTTGTGCATAAGAGACGGATGCACCTTTTTGGTTGTACTTGAATTGATCTAGTCTTATCTATCCCTTGTCTTATCCCTTACCCTATTCCCTATTGATTGACATGGTTAGGGCTATCCCTTTTCTTTTCGTCTAGGTTAGTTACTAACCCTATAGATTCTAAGGGGCTATCCGTTCTATATCCGATACCATGTAAATGCTGATAGAGGGCTAAAAGGTTTTCAAAACCCTGACTAATATTCCCTTGTCCAGCACTTAATAGAATCTGCAGCTTGGGATTGTCCAGCTTGCGTCTAAATTGCACTGTATCTACCTTAGGCGGCCTTGCCATTGTCTAACCCTAAAAGAAATAAATTAAAATAATTCTATCATCTAAGGGAAAACACCTATGGTTTTTTTCTTTTTTAACCCGATAATTACTTTACTTTCAATAGGAAAGTGCAATTTATAGGCGTTACATCATGAAATTTGCTTTTATCCCCAAAGGTCAATACAAAATTGGCCAATACATTCAAGTGCATGGCAAAACAATGCGGATTGCCAGTTACACACACACGGGCCGTAATGTCATTGTTCAATCATTGTTTGGTGCATCAAAATTTGAACAGATCGTTTGCATTTGCACCGATTCACCCTCACTCTAAGGGGCAAACAATGAACGATCAATTTTTAGACTATGCAGCGGCCCTTGCAATAGCCTTAGTGCTTTGCATAGGTTTACTTGATTATTTTGATATTTTAGTGAAATAGTTCACATTTTTAAAGGGCGTTACATCATGGATAAAATCACACAATCAATCGAATCACTCAACAGGGCTAAAAACGGGGATTCTCTCGCAAATTATCAGGCAATTTTGCAAGGGTTTGCTGAAAAGGGAATCCCTCATGCGGACATTATCCCTAGGGAAAACGTGTTCACCTATAACGCATGGTTAGCCCTTAATAGACAAGTTCGCAAGGGTGAACATGGGGTTAAAGTTGTTACATGGATTCCAGCAAAGGACAAAAACAGTGAAAGTTCTTTCATGCTTTGCCGTAGGTCTACTGTATTTCACATTTCACAAACCGATGCTATCCAGTAATTAGACTGTAAACCCTTAGTAATAGGGGTTTATGGCCTAGTGTCTCACTGGGGTTTTTTAACTTTTTATAGGTGTTCACAATGACAAAACAGCAAATTTTAGCCTTGCAATCAATCGGCAAGGGAATAATTGAAGCAGCAAATATTGATTCTATCGGTGCACCTAGTGGCATTATTTATAGTGCTCTCATGTCACACGGGGCAACTTACAATCAATTCCAGCAAATTATGAGCACATTAGAACGTCACGGGTTTTTGTCTCATGACGTTGAAGCAAACACTTATCACGCCACTGATGCGGGTTTACAGTGGGCCAAAAAGGTTCACTAAGGGTTTTACCCTATTGCCTAGGGGTTTTGTGCCCCTAGAATTTAATTTTCAACTTAAAAGGTTTCAATATGAAATATTTATTCAACGTGTACGCTAAGGGTGATTTTAGCGTGACAACTATCATGGCAGCTTCTATTGACGAAGCATTTAAGATATTTTGCGAGCATAGGGGTTTAGATGGCATCAAACCCACTGTTTACGCTGAAACCAATATGCATGGTATTCAAGTTAAACAAGTTGGCTAAACCATAGACTGTTAGCCCTTGATCTAGGGGCTAATGGCCTAGCGTTTTGACTAGGGTTTTCTTAACTTTTTGAATAGGCGTTTCACCATGAAAATCACTTTAAAAACTAGCGTTTTACGTGCAGCTTTAATCTGTGCAGCAAAAAAAGACCTTCGTTACTACTTGCAAGGTATCTGCGTATCAATCAATCATCCTAATGTTGCCATGGTTTATGGCACTGACGGACACATTATGTTTGCGGGTCAATCACCGATTGAAGTTATAGATGCACCAGTAGCATACGGGTTTGAAATTATCATTCCCTACGATACTATTAAAGCCATTGATAAAAAGTCAGAATTTATCGATCTTGAAACCATTGAAGGGGGCGCAAAAGATTACTATCTTTTAGGTAATGCACGTTTTCAGGCCATTGATGCACGTTTTCCCGATATTTCCCGTGTAGTTCCCGCACGTGATGCGTTTTCAGAATTGAAAGTGAGCTATTTTGACCCTGAGTTG